GAGCTACTTAACCAAGAGCGTTCGGCCCGCAAAGAAGCCGAGGCCCGCGCTGATCAGTTCGCGAAAGAGCGGAATGATCTGGCTGCAGCGGTGGGCAGGATGGAAGGGAAGATCGAAGCCCTCACCAGCCAGGTAGGACAACTCACCGAGCGCGTAACGCTGCAGAGCGAAGAGATCCACCGCCTGCGCACCAAGCTTGGAGGTATCGCCTGATGGACAGATGCGCACTGGAGTTCATCGCCCGCCGGTGGTGGAGACGTACCGAGGTCTGGGCCATTGCCTTGCTGCTGGTTGGTGGTGGTGCTGTCCTTGGTTACCAGGCCGCCTATTGGGCGCTCGCTGATAAGCAGAGCAACCAGATCACGGACATTCGCAAGGCCTACGACACAGCCATGGAAGAGCGGGATAAGCGCCTTGAAGAGCTGACCCGTAAAACTGGCACCGCCGCCGACAAGGCTACCAAGGCTGCGACTACAGCGGCCAAGGCTGTGGACAAGGCGGATGAAGCGCTCAACCGAGTAGGTCAGTGATGGCTTGCAGTGGATGCGCCGCCAGGCGCGAATGGATCAACAAGATGACGAGGCTGGCTTATGAGCGAGCAAGTGAATTGCTTACCGGTCGAGATGCTGGCCGAGATGAGGAAGCAGACGGCGATCCTCGAGCGGATGGAGAGACAGCAAGGCCTGTTGATCCAGGCCCTGGCCGAGGATCAAGGTGAAGACCCTGATGCGCCGCCTTCCACCTACATGGATGGCACCCCGTGCCGCTGAGACCCCAGAAGCCGTGCAATGCCCAGGGCTGCAACACCCTGACCCGTAACCCTCGGTACTGTGATGATCACGCACACCTGCTCAAGAGTTCGACTTGGGCCAAGCCCCGAGAGAGCAGCACCAAGCGCCACTACAACTACAAGTGGCAGCAGGCTAGGTCAGGCTGGCTGGCCAAGCATCCGCTGTGCAGATGCTGCGAGCAAGCGGGCAAGGTGGTTGCGGCGACTGATGTTGACCACATCAAACCGCACAAAGGTGACATGACCCTATTCTGGGATCGGGATAACTGGCAGAGCCTGTGTGGTCCGTGCCACTCCAGCAAGACGGCCTCCGAGGATGGTGGTTTCGGCAATTCCCGGCGCTAAAAGCAAAAAAACCCAGGAAAACCATTGAAAAACGGACAAATGAGAACGATTCGCGCATAAAGGGAGGGGGAGGGTCAAAAGTCTGGGCCTTTTCGCTTCTAGACCGCGCCCTCAATCGTTTTTTCACACCCGCGAAATTAAAAATTCAGGAGTTGCGCGATGGGAGGCACCGCCACGGTCGCCGGCCGTGGTCGCAAACCCAAGCCAACGGCCAAAAAAGCACTTGCCGGAAACCCTGGCAAGCGCGCGCTGAATACAGCCGAGCCGCAGTTTTCCAAGATCACCCAGATCGACCCGCCCGAGTGGTTCAGCCCGCGGGCAGCCACCATGTGGAACATGATTGTTCCTGAGCTGCTGCGCGAGAACGTGGTGGCGATCACGGACCTGCACAACGTCGAGGCCTTTTGTAGCGCCTACGACAATTGGAGGCTTGCGCAGGAATCGATCACGCAGCATGGCATCGTCGTTACCGGTGCCACGGGCGGGCCGATGAAGAACCCCGCACTTACCGCCGCGAACGAAACAATGCGCCAGATGGTGACATTCGGTTCGATGCTGGGCCTGGATCCGGCCAGCCGCACACGACTCATCGGCGGCAACAAGGAGAAAGAAACCAACGAATTTGCCAGCCTGCTGAGAACCTGATGACCAAATCTGCCCACCCCAATGTCGACAAGGCAACGGCGTGGGGCCGGTCATTGCTCCGCGGTAAGGTGCCGGCGTGCCGTTATATCCACCAGGCGGTGCAGCGCCACTTCGATGATCTGGCGGCCAGCCGAAAGCGCGGCTTCCGTTTCAAGTTCGATCCGGCGAAGGCGGAGAAAAAGCTCAAGCTGATGCAGCTGCTCCCGCACACCAAGGGCGAGTGGGCATTCAAGCGTCAGCTGATTACGCTGGAGCCTTGGCAGCTTTTCGGCCTGGCCGTGACATTCGGTTGGGTAAAGAAGAAGGGCGGGCACCGCCGGTTCCGTGAAAGCTACTGGGAAGTGCCCAGGAAGAACGGCAAATCAGTTGTTGCCGGTGGCGTGGGCATCAGCATGTTCGTTGCCGATGGCGAATTCGGTGCCGAGGTATACGCCGGTGCGACTACAGAGAAGCAAGCGTGGGAGGTTTTCCGGCCCGCCAAGTTGATGGTCAGCAAGTCGCCGATGCTGATTCAGGCCGCAGGGATCGAGGTGAACGCCTCGAACATGAACATCCCATCCGACTTCAGCCGGTTCGAACCATTGATTGGAAACCCGGGCGACGGCGCTTCGCCAAGCTGCGCGATCGTCGACGAATACCACGAGCACCCAACGTCGGCCCAGTACGACACCATGCTCACCGGCATGGGCGCGCGGCGCCAGCCATTGATGTTCATCATCACCACCGCCGGCGCTGATATTGAAGGCCCGTGCTACGACAAGCGCCGCCAGGTCGTTGAGATGCTGGCCGGTACCGTGCCGGACGAGGAGTTGTTCGGCTGGATCTGGACGCTCGATGAGGGCGACGATTGGACTGATCCGAAGATGTTGGCCAAGGCCAACCCTAACCACGGCGTCTCGGTGTTTCAGGAATACCTGGAGAGCCAGCAGGCACGAGCTATTCGCTCGGCTCGCTTTGCCAACACCTTCAAAACGAAGCATCTAAACCTCTGGGTGAGTGCCAAGTCCGGCTTCTTCAATATGGAGGACTGGAAATCGTGTGAAGACACTACGCTCACGCTCGAGCAGTTCGAGGGGCAGGAGTGGGTGGCCGGGTTCGACCTGGCGCGCAAGCTCGACATGAACTCACGCGCCCGGCTGTTCTGGCGAGAGATCGACGGGAAGATCCATTACTACAGCGTGGCGCCGGCCTTCTGGGTTCCAGAGGACACGGCCAACGACGTGGACAACAAGCGCATGGCCGAGCGCTTCCAGGCCTGGGTCAACACCGGCCACCTGCACACCACGCCCGGCGCCGAAGTGGACTATCGCGAGATCCTCGAGGACACCAAAGAGGCCAACCACCTGGCGCCGATCAGGGAAAGCCCGATCGACCCCCACGGCGCCACAGGCCTCAGTCACGACCTGGACGACGAAGGCTTCAACCCGATCACGATCACCCAGAACTACACCTGGATGTCCGATCCCATGAAGGAGTTGGAGGCCGCCATCGAGGCCGGGCGCTTCCATCACGATGGCAACCCCATCATGACCTGGTGCATCAGCAACGTGATCGGCAAGAACCTGCCCGGCAACGACGACGTGGTGCGCCCGATCAAACAGGGCGACGACAACAAGATCGACGGCGCCGTGGCGCTGATCATGGCTATTGGCTCTGTCCTGCGGCTTGCGAGCGAGGGCACGGGCAGCTTCGACAACTTCTTCGCCAACCCGATCGTGGTTGGCTAAAGGGACACCCTATGAAAACCGGTCTGATCATATTTCTGGTGCTGGCCAGCTGCGGCCTGGTGCTGGGCATCGCTGGCGTTTTCGTGCTGGCTGGCCTGGGCTATGCCCTGCTGTCAGCTGGCGCCGCGCTGCTGGCTGCCGCGGGCTTCATCCGCAAGGGGTTGATCAGTGGCTAAATCGCTTACCCAGGTCCTGGGCCAGGCGCTGGTCAAGTCTGCCGCGCCGGGCCTGGCATCCAACCTGGCCGGCTGGGCCGGCAGGAAGATCGGCCTCAACGACGCATCGTTCTGGAAAACCTTCTACGGCGCTGACTCAGCTTCCGGCAAGGTGGTGAGCCAGCAGACGGCGCTCCAGCTCTCGACAGTCTGGGCCTGCGTGCGACTGATCGCCGAGACGATCGCCACCCTGCCGATCGCGCTGTACGAAGACAAGAACGGCGCCCCGGTAGTGGCCAGCTCGCACCCTGTGAATTTCGTTATCAGCCAGCAGCCCAACGCCGACCAGACCCCAGTCGAGTTCTGGGAGAACGTCATGGCCAGCCTGCTGCTGCAGGGCAATGCATTTTGTGAGCCGCACCTCAATGCACGGCAGCTGACCAGCCTGGAGTTCCTGCTGCCTCAGAACATTGCGCCTCGGCGTGTGGCCGACGGTTCGGTCGAGTACCGTTACACCGACAGGTTCGGCGTACAGCAGCTGCTGGGCGAGGACCAGATGGTGCACGTCCGGGCCTTTGGTGTTGACCCGCTCTGTGGTTTGTCGCCGCTTGCCTACGGCCGCCAGGTCCTCGGCTCCGCAATGGCCGCTGATGAGTCGGCAGCCAAGATGTTCGCCAACGGCATGAAGCTGGGCGGCGTTCTGTCCACCGACCAGATCCTCAAGTCGGAGCAGCGCAAGGACATTCGCGAGGACATGATCAAGCAGTTCAGCGGGGCGACGAACCATGGCAAGACCATGGTGCTCGAGGCGGGCATGAAATATCAGCAGGTCTCCATGACGCCCGAGGACGCGCAGATGCTGCAGACCCGGGCGTTCAACGTCGAGGAGATCTGCCGTTGGTTCCGGGTGCCGCCCTGGATGGTCGGGCACACGCAGAACTCCACCAGCTGGGGCACGGGCATGGAGCAGCAGATGATCGGCTTCCTGTCGTTCACGCTGCTGCCCTGGATCAAGCGCATTGAGATGTGCGCCAACCGCCGCCTGCTACGCCCTGACGAGCGCCGCCGCTTCTACGTGAAGTTCAACCCCGAAGGCCTGCTGCGTATGGACAGCACCGCGCGTGCGGCTTTCTACAGCTCCATGACCCAGAACG